TCTGTTTCTACTGCATCAAAATGATTTTTGTATATATGTACATCACCACCTACCCAATTAAATTCTTTTGGATAATACCCCAACTCTTTTGCAAGAATATGTGTCAATAAAGAATAACTCGCAATATTAAAAGGCACTCCTAAAAACATATCACAACTTCTCTGATATAAAGTACATGACAAACCACCATCATTTGAGACATAAAATTGTGACAAAATGTGACACGGAGGCAATGCCATTGTGTCAAGTTCGCCAACATTCCAAGCACTCAAAATATGTCTACGACTGGTTGGGGTTTCTTTTAATGAGATTAATAGTTCTCTAATCTGATCTACTCCACCAAAGTTTCTCCACTGTTTACCATACACTGGGCCCAACTCTTTTACAATATCATCATTCAAATGTCCAAGGGCTTTGCCCTGATTGTCTGCGTTATCAGTCCAAATAGTTCGTTTACCAACAAGGTCAAATCTGTCTTTGTCAAAATGAATTTCTGCAAGGCGTCTTTCATCAGTTGAACCTTCAAGAAACCATAAAAGTTCAGAAACAATACTTTTCCATGCCATTTTTTTAGTAGTCAATAGTGGTATTCTATCACCAAGAGAAAATGTCATAAATGCATGAAAAATTGATTTGGTCCCAATTCCTGTACGGTCTTCTCTATCTTCACCAAATTGCATAATATGTGTCAAATAATCAATGTATTCAACTTCTTCAAAATTTCCAAAATTCATTAATAATTCTTCTTGCAATTTCATAATTTATCCCCAAACTTTAAAAGTTATTTCACCATAATCATAAAAATAGGTTAACTTTTTATTTTGCATCTTTTCTAAATTATCACTAGATATATATGTATCACAGTCATATACAGAGTTAAATTCTGTTACATAAAACCGATCTATCATATCCCAGTATTCACTTAAAACTTTGGCACCACCAATTATAAACAATTCTTTGTTTGAATTCTTCTGTAACCAAGATTTTGCGTGAGTAATTGAAACTGGAGTTACATTTTCATGAAATTCAATAGCTCTACTTGTAAAGACTACATTTTTTCTGTTGGGAAGAGGCTTTGGCATCTTGGGGTCATCCCAAGTTTTTCTACCCATTACTACTGTGTTATTGGTTGTATGAGACCTAAACCACCTAAAATCTTTTGGGTTGTGTGGCCAAGGGAGAGTACCGTCTTTTCCGATACCCCCCTTTAAGTCCATTGCAAAAATTGCATTTATCATGTCATCACTGGTGAGACTTTTCGTTTGGGGTCGCCCCAAACATCTCTTGCATTGACCTTGATAAACTGTCTGTTAGTTTCTGCCGTGTTTGGATTTGGTACTGTTAGTACCACATTTTTTCCTTCACGCCAGGCCTTTTGTTGATTTAGAAGTCGTCTTGATGCATAATCTGGGTCGTTTTTACTTCTAGATTTAGTTGTACCAACGATGCCCTTAGATACATAATTTTTACCAGATGCCTTTTTACCCTTACCCATTTGCAGAAACTCCATATGGTTTTAGAGTTGCGGCATATTCTTTTGCCTTTTCTTCACTAAGGAAGAATTTACTAGTTACCTCGGGGCCACCTTCTGGAGACCACGGAGAGGTGAAGTCAATATGTTTGACCTCATATCCATATGTCTCTCTTCTATCGCCTACAGGTTTTACTTTAACAATATGTGGAGATTTTTCTTTCATTTTTCACCTCAATAATTTGCATGGTTTATAGATATTAATTTAAAAATTATTATTTGTCAATAGTTTTTTCGCAAACAGTTTTACATTTCTCGACTAAATCCAATGTGGTCGAAACACATAACTGTGTAAATAATATAGTACAAAGTAAAATCGCTGCAAGTACAATATTCAACACAAGGTATTTCATTCAGTTGCACCCAGTAAATCTGGGAAAGTTTCTCTCACTAGTCTTTCAGTGATTCCAGAAATTTTTAACTTTCCCATAATTAATTTTTCTAATATTTTTGCATCGTCTGCGTGTATGGACTCTAACATTCTTACTACAATTCTTTCGGTTTTATGTTGACCGATTTTTGCAACATTGTTCTCATAGAGTAAATATAGTTTTTTAGCCTCTAGTCCAAAATTACTCAAAGAAAGTTCTTCTGGGTCATCAGCCGGTGTCCATTCGGGAATCTTTTTAATTCCTAACTTAATATTTTTGTCAAACATATGTTGCAAGACAATTC